TTTTTACAGGGGCCTGAAAGTTGCGGGTTTGGAGGTGTCGACGGTGGATGAGTTCGGCCCGGGTGGGGCGGAGTTGTACGGGGCGCTGTTCCGGCCGGAGGACGAGTACTCGACGACTGCGTTGGTTGTTGAGGCGGCGCGGATTAAGGATCGGCTGGATCGGCTGCATTCGTTGACGTCAGGTGATGCGGATTCGTGGTGCCGGGTATTCCGGTCCGACTTTGACGGGGAGTTGGTGCTGAAGCTGGACACGGCGGTGTCGGAGCAGCGGCAGTTGACGACGGTGTTCCGACAGCTCCTTGCCGAGATCGAGAGAAGGCAGGGCGATGACAGCGGTGTTGGAGATGGAGGCGACGACCTCGCTGGGCTCTGACTTCTGGTCAGAGGGCATGGAGGCGTGGCCGAAGTTGACCGGCCGTCAGGAACCGCATCATTTGGTCGCCACTCCGGGCGATTGGTCGTTGGGCGAGAAGACGATCACGTTGATGGAGCGGATCCGGCACCCGCTGATGCCGTGGCAGGGCGGCGCTGTTCGGTTGATTGAGGCGACTACCGCGGAGGGGCGGTGGACGCACACCGACGGGGTGCTCATCTGCACGCGGCAGAACGGGAAGTCGGAGCTCGTTTCCGCCGTCATCATTAGGCGGACGATGCTTTCGGGCCAGAAGGTGTTCTACACCGCTCAGAGGTGGAAGACCGCGAAGGAGATGTACGAGCGGACGCTGGCGATGATCTGGTCTCGCCCGTCGTTGCGCCGGCGGATCGTCAAGAAGACGTGCTCTCAGGGCGAGGGTGTCCTGGTGTTCGACAACGGTGGGACGGTCACGTTCACGACCCGCTCCCCTGATACGGGTCGGGGTCTGACCAAGCTGGACCTGGCCGTCTACGACGAGGCGTACAACCTGTCCGAGGGCGAGATGTCCGCGCTGAACTACGCGCAGGACGCCGCCGAGGATCCGCAGACGCTCTACGTGTCATCGGCGGTCAACGCGGATGAGATGCCGAAAGGCGAGGTGCTGTCCGGGTTGCGTCGGCAGGCGTTGTCCGGGGACGACCCGCAGATGTTCCTCATTGAGTACATGGCGCCGGAAGACATGGACCGCATGGATGAGGCGACGTGGAAGTACGCGAACCCGTCCTACGGCGTGATCAAGACCGCGGAGAAGATCCGGAAGAACATGCGGGGCATGGCAACGGACCGTGGCCGCCTCGCGTTCGACGTTGATGCGCTTGGTCGCGGTGTCTGGTTCGAGGAGCGGGCCGCCGCTGACGAGTTCGGCCCGGAGATTGATCTAGATGTCTGGGGGCAGTTGGTGGATCGTTCCCCTGTCCGTGCCGGGCATTTCGTGTTGGCGGTGGAGGCGACCCCCGATGAGAAGTTCGCGTCGATCGCTCAGGGTGTGAAGACCGCGACCGGTGTTCATGCTCAGGTGATCTATCACGGCCCGTTCGATCGTGCGGAGATCGTGTCCCGGATCAAGTCGGTTAAGGCGCGGGAGACCCCGACCGCGGTGTTGCTGGATCCGAAGTCCGCGGCCGGCGCGTTCCGGATCCCGCTCGAGGACGCGGGGATCGAGGTGACGTCGATGACCCTGACCCACGTCAAGGAGGCGTGCCGCGACTTCCTGGTCCAGGTGCGTGAGGGCAAGGCCACTCATGACGACGATCCGCGGCTCGTGTCCGCTCTCGAGCAGGCCCGACTCCGGGAGTTCTCGGATGGGTCGAAGGCGTGGGAGCGCCATTCGGGCGAGGTGTCGCAGTTGGTGGCGCTGACTCACGCGACGTGGGGTGTGTCGGCGTTCAAGCCGCAGGTTGTCAATGCGGCGCCGTTGAAGTCGGTTCCGGCGGTTCCGGTGGGTTCGGGGGCGTCGTGGCAGTCGATGAGTTTCTAGGGGGTGAGTATGGCCGACACTACTGAGACTGGGTATGCGAAGCCGGTTGGGATTTCCCGTCTGGCGGAGACGAACTTCGAGTTGAAGTGGCCGCAGTCGGTGCGGCAGTACTCCCGCATGGTGCGCGAGGACGCGCAGGTGAAGAGCCTGATCAAGGGTGTCACTTTGCCGCCGCAGCGCACAACGTGGCGCGTCGACCCGAATGGCGCGGACGTGGCGCGGGTGCAGTTGGTGGCGGAGGATCTTCGTCTGCCGGTGCTCGGTGAGTCTGGGAGCGATCCAGTCACGTCGACGGGCGGGCATGTGGCATGGCAGGAGCACCTGTACTGGGCGCTGCAGTCCCTCACTTACGGTGTGATGTTCTTCGAGAAGGTGTACAAGATCGTCGACGGCCGGGACCGGTTGTGGAAACTGGCGCCGCGGATGCCGGACACGATCTCGAAGATCAACATCGCCGATGATGGTGGGTTGGAGTCGATTGAGCAGGCTCCGCGCCCGGGGTCGAGGGTCGGGAAGCCGATCGTCATCCCTGTGGAGCGACTGTTGGTGTACGTGCATGACCCGGTGGTGCAGGACTGGACTGGGACGTCGATGTTGCGTCCTGCGTACAAGCATTGGGTACTCAAGGACCAGTTGATGCGTCTTGAGGCGCAGGTGCTTGAACGTAACGGCATGGGTGTGCCGGTGTACACGACGGCCAACCCGGAGGACCGGGAGGAGCTGGATCGAGGGCAGACGCTTGCGGCTGGCCTGCGTGCCGGGTCGGAGGCCGGGGCGTCGATCCCATTCGGGGCGAAGCTGGAGATCGCGGGCACGAAGGGCCAGCTTGTGTCGCCGCGGGAGGCGATCGACTTCCACAACCGTGAGATCACAAAGGCCGGCCTCGCGCACGTCCTCAACTTGGACGGCAAGGGCGGTTCGTACGCGCTCGCCGAGACGCAGTTGGACATGTTCGTTCAGTCGTCGCAGACGACCGGTGAGCAGATCGCCACGGTCGCGAACAAGTATCTGGTCGAAGAGATGGTCGACATCGCGTTCGACTCGACTGGCGGGCCGTACCCGCGGCTGGTGTTCGATCCGATCGGGTCGAAGAAGGAGCTGACCGCAGAGTCCCTGTCGATCTTGACGAACTCGGGCGTGATTCTGCCGGACAAGGATCTCGAGGAAGAAGTGCGCAGGCGGTACAGCCTGCCCCCGAAACGACCACTGCCGAATCAGACGGAGGATTCATGAACCCGTTCATCACCGATCCGAACCGGTCGCGGGCCGAAGTGACCGCCACGGTCACCGACTCCGGTGTGGCGACGATCCGCCTGTACGACCCGGTCGACTCGTGGGGAGGACCGTTCGGTGTGTCGGCGAAGGAGTTCGTGGACACGCTGGATGCACTGCCCGAGGAGACGGAGGAGATTCGTCTTCTCATCAACTGCCCGGGCGGTGAGGTGTGGGAGGGCATGGCGATCTACAACTCGCTGCGTTCCCACAAGGCCCGGGTCGTCACCGTCGTGGAGGGATTGGCGGCGTCGGCGGCGTCGTTCATCGCGATGGCCGGCGACGAGGTCATCATGCGTCCCGCGTCGGAGATGATGATCCACGACGCGTGGATTGTCGGAATCGGCAACGCGGACGGTCTGCGGGAGATCGCGGACCGTATCGACGCGGAGACGATGCTCATCGCCGGAATCTACGCCGAGAAGGCCGGCACTGCGGTCGACATGTGGCGTGAAGCGATGCGGGCCGAGACGTGGTTCTCCCCCTCTGAGGCTGTCGAGGCCGGGCTGGTGGACCGTGTCGAGTCCGGCGTCCCCTCCCCTGCCGCGTCAGCGAACAGGTTCAACCTCGCGTCTTTCAACTACGCCGGGCGCCGTGATGCTCCCGCCCCGGCAGTTCAGACTTCCTCCGCGCTGGCGGAGGACAACAGGAAGGAGAGCAGCATGGCTGATCTCATGAACGAGCTCCGCCAGCGCCTCGGTGTCGCCGACGCTGACGCTGACGAGGGCACGATTCTGGCGGCTCTGGATGAGGCGCTGGCCGAGCAGGCACAGGAGCCTGTCGACGACGATCCCAAGGATGTGTCGCCCGACGAGGATCCCGAGGACGAGGCCCCGGCCAACACTGTCGAACCGGACGAGGAGACCGTCGTCCTCGACAAGGAGGTCTACGCCGACCTTCTGGCTCGCGCTGAGAAGGGCGACGAGTTCGACGAGAAGACCACCCGGGAAGCGGCCGAGGAGTTCGTGCAGAACGCCATCGACGCAGGGAAGCTGTCCGCCGCGTCGAAGGATCGGTGGGTGACTCGTGTTCTCGGTGATCCGGAGGATGCGAAGGCCCGGATCAATCAGATGGCGTCGGGTCGGGTTCCGCGTGAGGAGCTCGGTCGCGGCGGCAGCGACAACGAGGCATCGGACAACCTGTCCGCAGCCGCTGACCGGTCCGGGTTCGCTACCCGGCCCAAGCTCTGAGGAGGAACCCATGTCGAACCCCACTTTCAAGCACGGCCCGATCACGTTCGAGGTCGCCGCATCTGTCACGAAGTTCTCGGTCGTGAAGCTGACCGCTGACGGTGTCGCCCCCTGTGGCGCTGCTGATGTGCCGTTCGGTGCTGTCGCCGTGTCGGGCGCCCCGGATGAGCCGCGGGAGCCGAACGATCTGCAGCACGGTCTGCCGGCCCACGTGGCGGTCCATACCGCCGGCGCTGCGCTCCCGCTGCGACTGGACGGTGACGTCACCGTTGGCGCCACCGTGTATGCCGCGGCGGGCGGGAAGGTTTCCGCCACCGGCACCAACCCCGTCGGCGTGGTCGTGCGCCCCGCCAAGGGCGACTCCGACAAGACCGCAGTCGTTCTGCTCACCTGCCCCACGGCTACGGCCTGACAAGAAACGGAGTGACTGATGGCTAACAACATCACCTCGATCTACGACGGGGACAAGATCTCCGTCGACTCGATGATCGCTGACCCGACCTGGATCGCTCAGCGGGTCATCCAGAACCTCGACGGGGCGTTCCTCGTCGATGCCGTGTTCCGCGACGGCGGATCCAATCAGGGCGTGGTCGCGTTCCGTGAGGCCGCTGCCCCGTTCCTCAACGACGAGGTTGAGAACGTCGCCGAGTTCGGCGAGATCCCGGTCTCGGATCTGAACATCGGCAAGGTCCGCACCGTCATCGCGCAGAAGATCGCGCAGGCGGTTCGCGTGTCGTTCGAGATGCGCAACTTCAACAAGATCGACCTGGTCAATCAGCAGATCACCGCACTGCAGAACAACGTACTGCGGGCGTCGATCCGTGCAGGCCTGGCGGCGTTCAACGCCTCCAACGTGCCGGATGCTGCGGCGTCCGCGTCGTGGGGAACCACCGGGGATCCGATCAAGGACGTGTTCGACGCGATCGACGCGATCCAGGGCGCGAACGTGGACGGCGACGATACCCGCAACTTCGGGTACAGCCCCGACACGATCGTCGCTCATCCGCGTGCGGTGACCGCTCTGCTGCGCAACGAGAAGGTGCAGTCCAAGTACATCGGCGACGCCGCGTCGGCGAACCCCCTGTACACGGGGCAGCTTCCCCAGACCGTGTTCGGGCTGAACGTTCTTCAGTCCCGCTACATGGATCCGACGGAGGTCATCGTCCTGGAGGCCGGCACGGTCGGTTTCCGGTCGGATGCGATCCCGATGCAGATGACCCCGCTGTACGCCGAGGGTGGCGGCCCCGACTCCTCGGGTGGCCCGACGATGTCGTTCCGTTCGGACTGCTTCCAGTCTCGCGTGTACGCGGTCGACAACCCGAAGGCCGCGTTCCGTATCACTGGTATCTCCTGATGCCGAGGGTGCGGATTGTGGCCGGCTGGTGGGATGAGCTCACCGGGTCTGGTTACGTGCGGCACCGTTCGGGTGTGGAGGTCGATGTGTCGGAGGTCGAGTCGGAGCGTCTGGTTCGTGCTGGTGCCGCGGTGGTGGTGGCTGATGTTAAGCCGAAGCCGCGGCGCGGTAAGGCTGACCTCGACAAGTGATGGTTCGGGGCGCCGCCTGCAGGGGTGGCGCCCCGGGGAGAGGTGGGCCATGACTGTCGATCTAGCCACTGTTGACCAGGTTCAGGCCGAATATCCGGGAACGTTGACTGGGGCGGAGAGGGAACGTGCCGAACGACTCATCACTGTCGCGTCGGTGCTGCTGGGCCAGTCGGTCACGATCGACCCGGCCAATGAGCAGCAGAAGCGTCTGGCGATGATCGTCGTGTCGGACATGGTCGTCTCTGCGTTGAGCAATGGTGAGCATCGCGGGCATTCGTCGTATTCGTGGCGCAATGGTGCGCTGGCCGGGTCGGGCACTCTGGTGTCCGCGTCGGGCGGTGTGCGGTTGTTGGATTGGCATCTGTCGATCCTTGGCGCTCACGTGGGTGGGCCGCGGTGGTCGTTCCCTGAACCGTGGAAGTGGCCTGAGCGATGAGTGGGTTCACGACGTTGGTGACGGTGCTGCGTCCTTACGTTCACATTGACCGGTACACGTCGGTTGAGAAGGTGGATTGGACGAAGCCTCCGACCCGACTTCCGATTCCGTACCCGGTGTCGGTGCAGCCCGCATCCTCGACGGAGGGCAATCCTGATCGGCCGATGGTGACAACTCACTGGGTGCTGATCGGCCCTCCCGGCCAGGATCCGGATATTCGCGCCACTGATCGGATCGAGACCAGTGCAGGTGAAGTGCTCTCCGTGGACGGGGATGTTGCCCGATTCCCGCATCCGACGCGGGTGGGGGCTGTACATCACGTCGAGGTCGCGCTGAAGCGGGTGACTGGCTGATGGCGTTGTCGCCAGAACAGTGGCAGCGGCTTAACCAGAACCGGACCGTGCGGCGGGCGGTGGAGGACGTGGCGCGGAAGGTGGCGGATCGGGCCCAGGCCCACACCAACTCCGCGGGTGGGCAGGCCCGCATCCGGGTCGAGACCAACCAGCGCCCGAAGGGGCGCCTGCAGGCGCGAGTGATTTCGGACCGTCCGGACGAGGAGTACGGCTCGGAGAAGCAGAAACGGATCCGCCCGCTCGGGCGGGCGATGAGAGAGGTGTAGCCAATGGCAAGCAAGGACAACGAGGTCGACGTGTTCTGGACGTCGCACATCGACTCGAGCAAGGTCGGGTCGGTGGAGTCTCTGCCGACCGGTGAGGCGCAGCACGCGGTGCGTTCCGGGCTGGCGCGGGTGGCGACTGACGAGGACAAGCGGTCGGCGTCGGCGAAGAAGGCCGCGGCGACCCGAAGTGCGCAGGCTGCCGACGACGACAAGTCGTCCAAGTCGGACAAGAAGTGACCCGCGGTGCGTGACGTCGAAGCCGAGCTGGTGACGGCGCTGCGCATTCTGCCCGCGATCCGGGCGGCCGGTGTGGACATCGTCGACGTCGAGAAGCATCTGCCGTACGCGGCGGTGTCGACGCTCCCCTCCCAGGAGGCGGAGCGGACATGGGGCGGCCCGGTCGGGTCGGTGTCCGACGTGATCGACGTCGACATCGACGTGTTTGCCGCCGGGCTGGAGCAGGTGTTCGATGCCGCTCAAGCGGTGCGGCGTTGGCTCCTGGCCGACGCCCCCGGGTTGGGGTTCCAGCCCACCAACGTCCCGGTGTTCACCGCCCGTCCTGATTTCAACGAGCGGGTGCGCAGGCGTGGCGCGGTTGTGCGGTTCCGCGCCCGTCACTGATCCCGTATACCGCATTTCCCTACTCCCCCTGCCGGGTGGTCCGGTCGGGGGTTTCTCTATGCCTGAAGGAGGCACCCCGTGGCTACGAGCCTCACCAAGACCGGACCGAACTACGATCCCAACCTGATCGACTTCGCCAAGGAGGGCGCGGTTTTCGTTGCGCCCGTCGGCACCGTCGAGCCCACCGGCCTGGCCGCCTACGCGGACCCGTTCGTCGACCTCGGATACCTGTCCACGGACGGGATCGAGGAGAGCCTCGACGAGGAGAAGGGCGACGTCGAGGTCTGGCAGGCCGGCGGCAAGATCAAGGAGTGGATCAAGTCCCGCACCTTCACGTTCGGGTTCACGATGATGGCCCGCTCGATCGACACCGTGAGCGTGTTCTACGGCATCCCGAAGGACCAGTTCCAGCTGGTCGAGGCTGAGGGCGATTCGCCGGCCTACTACGAGTGGACCGATGGTGGCGCCCCGGCGCTGGACGAGCGGTTCTTCGGGATCGACTACATCACCGGCGCCGGCACGGGCCACGATCGGATCCTCATCCCCCGCGGCACCTTCTCCGAGCGTGGCTCGATCACCCTCAACCGTGACGACACGATCCGTCTGGAGGGGCAGATCACCGCGCAGGTGTCCGCGCAGGGTTGGTCGATCAAGCGCCGCTCGTCTGGTCTGGTCCTGCCCTGACGGGTATCGCCCCCGTCTCCTGATCGGCCCCGGTCGTGCGCCTTGTCGGGCACGCGCGACCGGGGCCAACTCATGCCCGACAGCCCGACATGAAGGAGGCCATCATGGCCGCGAAGATCACTCCCCTATCCGAGATGCTCGCCAAGCGGCGGGAGACGCTGGGTTCCGAGACCCGGTTCGAGTGGCCGGTGGACGACGACAAGTCGTTCTGGGTTCTCGATCCGAAGCTCGCGACCGACGAGTGGCGTGACGAGTTCGCTCAGCTGCAGCAGGACTTCCAGGACGGCAAGGTGTTGCCGTCGGATTTCCATCGCACGGCGATCGAGATGCTCCTCGACGACGACAACGTGGAACAGTCGGACGACTACATCGCCATGTTCGACGGGTTCCCGTCGCCGATTCAGGCCGCGTCGGACCTGCTGATGGAGACCATGCGGTCTTGGGCTGAGCAGACGGACCCTACCCGTCAGTCCTCGCGGAGTACCCGCAGGAATGTGAAGCGGCGCTAAGCGCCACCTACGGCGGTGATCCCGTCGCTGACTTCTGGTCCGGCGAGATCACCGCCCGCAGGCTTGTTGTCCTAATCAACGGTCTGCCCCCCGATTCTGCTCTCCACCGGGCACAGACCGGTGGCTACGTGTGGACGTGGAACGAAGCCCTTCTGTGGATGAACGTCCACCTCCTGCAGGTTATCGACCAACGCCTCGTCTGGCAGAAGCGCGGCAAGCCGAAGATGCCGAAGTGGCGTGACTTCCCGTGGTCGAGCGAGACCCGGGACAAGTCGACCCGCAAGCTCGGCGACCGCGGCGACCTGACGAACGAACAGGTCGAGAAGTGGCTGGACAGTATCCGCCCTCCCCAACCGAACGCTTAGGTGGTGATCGTTAGTGGCCAACTCAGAGGCGATTTGGGTTCCCGTTTTACCGTCCTTCAAGGGCTTCGCCCGCGACATGGAGAAGGGCACCAAGGGCGCCGGCACGACTGCCGGTGAGCAGATCGCCAAGGAGCTCGAGGCGGCGGTCTCGAAGTCGGAGCGGGCGGTGTCGGCTGCCGCGGCGGCGGCCGAGAAGGCGCAGAACCGTGTCGCGGATGCGACGGGCAAGGTGCGTGTCGCGCAGGAGCAGTACAACCGGGCCCTCGAGTCGGGCGACCCGGTGAAGGTTGCCCGGGCTGAGGAGAACCTGGCTACGGCTCGTCGTCGTCAGGGCGAGGCGACGACTGAGGCGCAGAACAAGAGTAAGGCGCTGGCTGGTGCGCAGAAGGATCTGGCGGCGTCGCAGGATGCGGTCACGAGGAACGCGGCCGAGCAGGAGCGTGCGGTCAAGCTGTCGACCCTGTCGACGGAGGATGCCGAGCGCGCTGCTAAGGATCTCGACACCGCGAACACGGTTCTGGTGGCGTCTATGGCCGCGATCGTCGGGGCCGCTGCCGGGGCGGTGAAGGGTCTCTACGATCTCGGCTCCCAGTTTGACGACATGTTCGACACTATTCGTGTCGGTACGGGCGCGTCTGGGGATGCGTTTGCGGGGCTGCAGGATTCGGCGATGAGGGTCGCTCAGACCATCCCCGCGATGGACGGTGGACTGTCCCAGATCGGCACGACGATGGCGGATCTGAACACTCGTCTTGGGGCGACCGGCGAGCCGCTCGAGACCCTCACGGGGCAGTTCGTTCAGCTCACGAACATGGGGGTTGATGCCGACATCAACTCGGTGTCGCAGGCCCTGTCCGGGTTCGGGATTTCTGCGGCAGACGCACCCGCGGCAATGGATCAGCTGTTCCAGATTTCGCAGGCCACCGGCCTGACGATCACCCAGTTGGCTGATTCGGCGGTCAAGGGTGGCCCGCAGTTGCGGCAGTTCGGGTTCGACATGGCCGACTCGGCTGCCCTCATCGGTTCGCTGGACAAGGCTGGTCTCGACGCGGACAAGACGATCGCCGGTATGTCTCGGGCGATGGTGGCGTTCGCGAAGGACGGCCGCGAGCCGAAGAAGGCGCTGTTCGAGACGATCACGGAGATCGAGAACTTCACCGCCGCCGGTAACGATGTCGCCGCTCTGGACTTGGCGGGCAAGATTTTCGGCACCCGCGGTGCGGGCCAGTTCGTCGATGCGGTGAAGTCGGGCCAGTTGTCGGTGGAGGATTTCGCGGCCGCGACCGGTGCATCGTCGGACACGATCCTCGGGGTCGCGGACGAGACTGCGGACGTCGCTGAGCAGTGGCAACTGTTCAAGCAGATGCTCGCGGTGGAGCTCGCCCCGGTCGCTGAGCGGGTGTTCGGCGCGATCGGCGACTCGATGACGTGGCTGAAGGACACCGCTGTCCCGGCGCTGCGGGAGATGGCCGACTGGGTGGGCCGCAATAAGGATGTGCTGACCGCGCTGGCGATTGCCGTGGGGTCGATGGCGGCGGGTATCGCGATCGCTCGGGCCGGGTTGCTGGCTTTCACTGCGGCGCAGCGCGTCATGAACATCATGACGCTGCTGTCGACCAAGGGCATCCAGGGCCTGAACATCGCGATGCGCGCTAACGTGTTCGGGCTCATCGCCGGCGCCATCGTCGGTCTAGTCGCCGGTCTGACGTGGTTTTTCACTTCTACCGAGACCGGCAAGGCCATCTGGGCGTCCTTCACCGCGGCGATCACCACCGGCTGGGAGTGGGTCAAGAACGCGTTCGCCGTGGCGTGGGCGTTCATACAGCCGATCCTGTCCGGCCTGTGGACCGCCCTCAAGGTCGTCGGCGCGATCCTCTTCACCGCCGTGGTGACGCCGTTCCAGATCGGGTGGCAGCTCATCTCGGCCGCCGTTATGTGGGCGTGGAACAGCATCATCAAGCCAGCTTGGGATGGTATGAAGCTCGGCCTGCAGGTGCTGGGCCAGTTCTTCACGTGGGTGTGGACGGCGGTCATTCAGCCGACCTGGAACGCGCTCGGCGCCGGGATTGCCTGGGTCTGGAACGCGATCATCAAGCCGACGTGGGACGCGCTGAAGTTCGCGCTGAGCCTGGTTGGTGCGGCGTTCTCGTTCTACTGGAACAACGTCATCAAGCCGGTCTGGGATGCGCTAGGTGCGGGCATTAAGTGGGTGTGGGATACCGTCATCCGGCCCGCGTGGGATGCCATGAAGATCGCGCTGGGCGCGGTGGGCGACTTCTTCACCTGGGTGTGGAACTCGATCATCAAGCCTGCCTGGGACGCGCTCGGCGCGGGGATCCAGTGGGTGGCTGACAATGTCATCCACCCGGTGTTCAACGGGATTCAGCGTGGCCTGGATCTGGTGAAGTCGGCGTTCCGGAATGCGGTCGACATGATCGGTTCGGTCTGGAATGAGATGCGGGAAAAGACCGCAGCCCCGATCCGGTTCGTCATCGACACGGTCTATAACAAGGGCATCGTCGCGGTCTGGAACAAGGTCGCCGGTTGGCTCGGCATGGACGACAAGACCCTCGACGTGATGCCTCTGACGTTCGCGTCGGGTGGTGTTCTTCCCGGGTATACGCCTGGGCGGGATGTGCACAAGTTCATCAACCCCGCCACTGGTCAGGGCCTGCACCTGTCGGGTGGTGAGGCGATCATGCGGCCCGAGTGGACCCGCGCTGTCGGCGGTCCTGCTGCTGTGGACCGCATGAACCGTGACGCCCGCCGGGGGCTGCCTCTCGGACACGCACACGCCAACGGTGGCGTACTCCAGTTCGCCGCTGGTGGCGTACTGCCCGGCTGGGAGATGCTCACCACCGACATTCAGCGAGCAATGGCGGCGTCGGTGGCCAACGCATTCCCCGGCCAGCGGATCACCTCCGGCACCCGCTATCAGGATGTCGGCTCAGGCTTCGACAATCACATGGCCGGTCGCGCTATCGACTTCGCTCCGTCTGGCGCACTTGCGGCGTGGATTGCCCGTGAATACCCGAACACGGCCGAACTGTTCTGGGATCCCGGTCCGAACATTAAGAATGGTGCCCCCACAGGCGCTATCGGGGGGCACTCCGACCACGTTCACTGGGCTATGGCGGAGATTGTTGACCCGTACACCGGGGATGTTATTTCGCATGACGGCCCCGGTGGTGGTGGCGGTTCTGTCATCGGCAGCCTGGTCCGTTCAGCAATGGACAAGATCATGGACCCGATCATGTCCGCGATCCCCGAAGGCCCCGGCCTGATCGGGGGGCTCGGCAAGGGGTTCGGCACGAAGCTGTGGGACGAGTTCAAGAACTGGGTTCTGTCGAAGGTGCCGTCCGCTGGAGGGTCGGGCGCGTACGGCGACTGGGTCGGCACCCCCGGTGTGGAACAGTTCCGCGGTCTCGTGGAGAAGCTCTTGAAGGAGAAGGGCCAACCCCTGTCTCTGGTCGGGTCGGTTCTGCGGCGCATGAACCAGGAGTCCGGGGGCAACCCGAACGCCATCAACCTGTGGGACTCCAACGCTGCGGCGGGCATCCCGTCGAAGGGTCTGATGCAGACCATCGACCCCACCTTCCAGGCGTACAAGGATCCCGGGTTCGACAACATTTGGGATCCGGAGTCCAACATCCGTGCGTCGATGAACTACGCATTGGCTCGGTATGGCAGCTTGTCGGCCGCGTACGACCGGGCCGGCGGCTACGACAACGGCGGCTACCTGATGCCCGGCACTACGTTGTCGATCAATGAGACCGACAAGCCGGAGCCGGTGTTCACCAACCCGCAGTGGACACTGATCAAGTCGCTGGTCATCTCCACCGCTGAGCTGCTCGACCCGATCCGCCTCATGGCGGTGCGGGGCAGGGATGCGGTCAGGCACATTGCGGACATCGCGGACAACACTCGCCGTCAGCTCGATCACCAGATCGACCTCGCTGGCGCCGCTGTGTGGGCTGCCCTGCCCGGTGAGGTGAAGGACGCTGTCACGATCGCCGGCGCTGTCGGTCGGCAGTGGGAGAAGGTGTCCGGCTACCTGAACGAGAAGGCGATCGCCTGGTCGAAGGGCGAGTGGCCGATCGGGTCGGCTCGCACCCCCGTGGTGGAGCCGGGACCGGGCTGGGAGCAGTTCCGCCTGGACGACTCGCTGGAGAAGGTGGCCCGGTCGAACATGGACCTGGCCGAGCAGGTCATCGCGGGCAAGGTGTCCCCCGGGAACGATCCGGTGGCCAATGCCCTGTTCGACATCTTCGGTCGGGATCCGATCTTGCCGGATCTGGCGCGTATCGCCTCGATGGGGCCGAACGCTATCGAGGCGGCGACCGATGCAGCGTTGCACGCTTTCGAGACCGGGGAAACTGCCCGGCTCGAGGAGTGGACGGCGTCGAACAGTCAGTTGACCGAGGCTGTGCTGCGGGCCCGGGATGCGGCAATCCTCACCGGCGAGATGGTGCAGGGCGCCGTGAACGGCTACCTCAACTGGGCGATGGCGTCGGACTCGCAGGGCCGTCAGGGGTCGTGGCAGGAGTACTTCCAGCACTACGGCGGCCAGTACGGCACAGCGCAGGGCGACTGGCTGCTGTCCCAGGTCGGCCTGGGCGGGATCATTGGCGGCAAGTTCAAGGACTCGTTCGCGAACCTGCTCATCGCTGCGGCGGAGTCCCCGCTGTTGGCGGCGCCGGCGATTCTCGATGAGAACGGTCGGGTCATCGGCACGCAGTTGTCGGGGACCACTGCGGTACCGGAGGCGACCCCGGCCGCCGATCTGACCGCGGTGCCGGAGGCGTCGGCCCTGACCGCCCCGCCTGTGGCGCCGATGCCGGATGAGGCGATCAGCCTCGAAGCGGAGCCGTCCCCCGCCGGGACTCAGGTCACCGTCGAGATCCCCGACGGGAAGACGGCCCTGTCCATCGACGAGTTCAAGGAGATCCTGGTGCGCATCGATGAACGCCTAGACGACGTGGAGATCGCGATCGACGGGCAGGCCGACCCGGCGCCGCTCGGTCTTGGTGTCGGCGGTATCGCATGATCACCCTGACCTACACCGGTGTGGACGGCTCTCATTGGGAGTACGTGGGGCCGGAGCAGGGCAGGGAGGGGGTCGTGGCGGCGAAGCCGGACGGGTTCATCGCAGACCCCGAGGTCTCGTACGAGCCGACCCCGGCCCAGGCTGGGGAGGACGCGGCGGGCTGGGTGCTCGGGTCGATGACAGGGTCCTTGGACCTCAATGTGTCGCCCCTGTTCATGGCCACCGGTGGGGACCTTCACCGGTTGTTCGACCGGCTGGGTCGGGCGTGGTCGAAGCTCGCCGATGGGGAGTTGACGTGGAGGTCTGATGCGGGGCTGCTGATGCGGACCCGCGCCCGACTGGACGGCAAGTTCCCGACACCGGACAAGTCTCCGGCGGGATTGGGTGAGCGTCTGTTGCGGGTGGCGGTTCCGGTGCGGTGTCTGGACGGGGTGTGGTTGGGTCCGACCAGCACCCACAGTGGGGCTGGGCCGGTGGCCAACCTTGGTGATCTGGATGGCTACCCGCGGGTGGAGTGGTCGGGGTCGGGAGCGCAGGTGTCCGGGCCCGGCATCCCCCAGTTCACCTTGCCGACCACTGCGCAGACCGCGGTGTGGGACACCGACCCCGCCACCGGTGGTCTGGTCACGATCGGCGGGCAGCCCGCGACTGCGTTGCGGCGGCAGCTGCGGGGCCGGGTCGCCCCCGCCCCGATACCCGCCGGCGATTCCGTGGCGTGGACGTTCACTGGCTGCGTCGGGGTGATGCAGCCGAAGATCCTCAACCCGTGGGGCAGGTGACATGAGCGACTGGTCAGCCGAACGACACGCCACCCTCGCCGCGGGTGGGATCGTGATGAAGCTCCTCGACAAGGACGCCGAACCGATCGATGACCTGCACGGGTTCATTGACTGGGAAGCGCCGGAGGGGGTCAATGAGGAGACCACGTTCGTCGCGTCGTACCCGGCTCGTCACCCGCTCGTGGAGACGATCATTCCGCTGGGGTCGCTGGATCCGGATAAGCCGGAGGACACGTGGACTGAGCTCGTTCACAATGCACTGTGGGTGCTGATCGAGACGCCCGGGGATGGGCCGAAGCCGCAGCGGTTGGTGTACCGGGTGCTGCGGATTACGGATTCGCAGGGGTCGCGTCGCCGCGGCTCGCACATGAAGATCGAAGCCGTAAGCCTGCACCGGTACGCCTCGCACATCACGTTCCGGGCCGACCCTGGCGCTCCGCTGATCGCTCAGTTGAAGTACCGCGACATTCGGGCCGGGGACAGTCTGCGGACGATCAAGGAAGCGTTCTTGGTCAATCTGATGCGCGAGTTCCAGCCGGGTGCGGTGACTGGGTGGGATTTGTGGTCGCCAGCCTCGTGGTCGAAGGTGGTCGCCTCGAGGTGGCCGTGCATCGTCAACCCGATCAACCAGTCAACGCAGACGGCGATGACGATCCTGGATTTCCGATTCGACTCCGGGTTCGAGGCCGTCAAGGAAACACTCAACGCGGCCGGACTGCTGCTGACCCTGGACTTGTGGTTGGAGGGTGATCCGCAGCCGTTCCCGAATCACACGATCCTGACGATGCCGACGATCATCCTCGATGTGGTGCCTAGGCAGTTCGACACGTCCACGAGCGGGCATGTCGGGGACCTGCTGAAGGGCATCATCCGGCAGTACGACACGGACGCTAACGCCCCGCGGATCGGGTTGGCAGACACCCCGTCGACTGCGGCCGGTGTGCCGGCGTGGGTGGTGTGGCGTCCGGAGCATATGGCTTCGGTGACGTCGGAGTTCACTATCGCCAAGTCGGAGTTGTGGCATGTGACGGTGGGTGGCCGGTCGCCGGAGGCGCTGAACAAGCTTGTGGGTGCCGGGTCGAAGGCGGTGTTCATGGGTCTCGGTGCCGCGCTTGCGGGCGCGATTCCGGTGTTCGGTGGGCTGATTCAGGCGGCGGCGATTTTCCTCGGTGAGGTTGTCGGGGACGGCCTGAAGGACAAACTGTTCGCTTGGCAGGCGTTCTCTGACGGGAAGCGGAAGGCCGCTCATGGCCGGTTCGCGAATCGGGACGCTGTTGGTGCTGGTGACGGCTGGACATTGTCGGCGTTCCAGCAGGGCTTCCAGATGCTCGCCCAGGGGGCTGGCGGGATCTCGGTCGGGTTCACCGTCGACGGGCGTGCCCCGTTCCGTTGGGGCGAGGACTACCGGGCTGGTGACCAGCAGGGTGTGGTGCATCGCGGGATCGTGTTCGCGACGTTCGTGTCGAAGACGGTGATCGGGCAGAAGCGTGGTGACCGCAGGTTGCGGGAGACGGTCGAGCTCGGTGATCCGCGGGTGCGTGAGGATCCGGTGGCGGTGTTGAACAGGTCGATTGTGTCGGTGAAGAACGCGGTGGATCGCGTGAAGACGTTCGTGATGTGAGGAGACGATGATGCCCGACGAGCTGATTGATGAGTTGTTTCCGTACAGGCGGGATGCGGAGTTTCATCCGCTGGCTTGCTTGTTTTTCAATATGCCGTTTCTGCAGGTGAATGCGGAGACTGCGCACGCTTTGGCGGCGTGGGTGTTCGATTCGCTGGACTGCTCCGGTCCGGGTGATGGCGCTTCGGTGAAGTATGACGCGCTCGGTGGTTCTGGTGCGCCGCATGAGCATGGCCGGTGGATTAAGCGTGACGCTGACCGTGTGGAGGTTGAGGTGACGACCCCGGACGTGGTGTTGACGGACAAGTCGGAGGCGGAGTTGGCGCAGATCGTGATCGATGCCGAGGCGGCGTTGAATGCTCACCGTGCCCGCACCGTGAAGGGGGTGTGAGTCGTGGGTGTGAATCTTGGGCCTGCGAATCCGGAACCGGGCGGTAGCGGCGGAAACATTCTCGAGCAGATATTCGAGGGCATCGGCGGGATCGGTGCAGCGCTCGCCGAGGGGCTGAACGGGGTCATCGGCATGATCGCCGACGCCCTGTTCGGCCCTGGTAGCGGTTCGCCTATCGTTCGACTGTCCGACGGTATGACTGAACTGAACAATCGTGTCGACCTGATGGCGGACGTGTCCGGGTATGGGGCGATGATTATGACGAATAGTCATCGGTTCACGGGTAATGCCTATAAGACGATTCCGTTTAATATGGAGTATGGACCGAGTACGCCGTGGTCGGTGACCGTCGATACGGCGGGGAACCGGTTCATTCTGAAGGCGGGCACGTGGTCGGTGAACCTGCTGTTGGCGGTGCCGTCTGGAACGCTGATTTTAACGGATGGCGTCTGGTTTCGGCCTGCTATCACGGTGTACCGGCCGGATGGGACTGAGTATCTGAATCAGTGGCTGGACTGGCGTTCGGGCCAGAGTCCTCATTCGTTTTTTGCGCAGATTCCGTTGGTCATTCCAGATGATTCTGGGTTCTATGTGCGGGTCCGATTTACCAGTAGTGCGGACGGCTGGCAGGTGCTTGGTGGTACGGATCGTTCCAAGTTTTGGGTGAATCGTTGGGACATGCGCACCGACAACAACAACATCATCATTAATCCGCCATACGGCCCGGACGTTTAAGCCCCGTCGCACTCCCCCTGCCCCCGTCCTGCGGGGCTTTCTCTGATTTGGAGGCCCGATGCCCACTTTGACCGGAACTCTCGCCTACGTCACCGGCCAAACTGTCCCACCCAAGGCGATCCGTCACGTGACCGTCCGCGCGACCCACACGCGCACAAACGGTACAGAACTCGTCACCACGCGACCCGTGCCCGTCGACCACACCGACACACTCACCCTCACCCTTGAGCCCGGGGCGGCAACCCTCACCATCGACCTCGACACCGGACACGACACCGTCGACCTACTTGTGGCCGACGGGATGACAACCCTCCACGAAGCCGCCCAAGCGGCCATGGAAGCGAAGGACGGTAACTGATGCCAAATCTCACTGGAACTATCGCCGATGTGACCGGCACAGACCTGTCCCCCGCCCAGATTCGGCAGGTGTTCGTGAAGGCTCCGGGTGAGCGCCCGTCGCTCGCTGATGGTGGCGTGTTGATCGTGTCCGCCCCGGTTCAACTCGGTTCGTCGGGGTCACTGTCGGTGACGCTCGAGCCTGGGCCGGCTGTGCTGACGGTGGACACGTACGCGGGTGGACCGGACGTGTACGACCTGTATGTCACCGCCGACATGACCCTTCTGTCGGAAGCCATTGATGAGGCAGCCCCGGAGCATGAGCGGTCGTGGGCTGAGTCGGTGATGGTGCAGTTGCGTGATGAGGCTGTGGCTGCTGCTGGCCGGGCTGAGGCGGCGGCCGGTGATGTGGATGATGCGATTGCTGGTGCTGCTGATGCGGTTGTGGCGGCGGTGGAGTCGGATCGGGTGGCGGCGGAGTCTGCGGCTGGCGCTGCTGCGTCGTCGGCGTCTGCTGCTGGTG